GGGCAGCTGAGAGACTGTAACTCGATTCACGTGGTGTGCCAATGATCCTGTTCCTGAGGCAGTTGAGTTTGGATAGGTCGTTAGACGAATCCGGCCTTGTTGGAAGGGCGTAGAGTTTACCACCCCCCTGATGTTCGTCGTATATTTAATGCCGGAAAATCCGAAAACTTTTTGAGCGAATACTGTGTCCGTGGCTGTAGAAGTCCAGCTGGACCCCTGTATGAGGAGGCCAGGAACCATAGCAGGCGTCAACGAGAGAGTCGACGCAATACGAGGTTTGGACAAATAGCTGGTGATCCGGTCGACCACATTGGAACGTAATGAGCTCTCAAAGAGACTTCTTTCCGCATCGGAGATTTGAACTTGACCTCCCTTCGGAACCACAGAGAAACTGGTGGTGCCGGCATCGGTGTTGCTAGACGTAGCAATACCGGAATGACTTGAATTAGTGATAGTTTCAGCGATCTGATTTACCCCCGAACCGCCTCCCAGACCTGGAGAGGGGGGGCACCGTTACGTAGGTGATACGGTCTCCTATTTGCTCGGCGAACAAAGCATGGCTGGAGGTACTGCCTTTCGGCGCCACACACATCAATCGAAGGAGTCAACCCGGAAAGTGTGTTTTTGGCCCCTGTGAACGTCGCACATTGCAGAAGATCAGGAAGGGGAGCCCCGCTACATAAGACCCACAAATGTGGGAATCCAAGAATCATAAAACATTTTCAATAACCCAATAAAAGCACTCCAAGCCACTCGGCTTAGAGGCGCTCGTCACGCTCAAGCAGTTCGGTCTGCCAAACGGCCTGATCACTTACGCCCTGTGTGATCCCCTCGAATAGGGAAAACTGACCCGGAAGCCCTTTGGCAACGTCTTCGTAAAACCTCCTAAACGTATCCGCGTCGTGCGCGGAACACTCAAGAAGCATACCTCTGACATTAGTCCTCCAGTCCGCCAGGTCTTCGTCCGTCTTCTTGGTCCACATGACACTACCGTAAATAGTGTCCACCTCGAGCGGTGACAACCAGTGGTTCTTTTTGCCTGGAACAATGGAGCCATACTTGAACCCCCTCTTAAGGAAAGTACACTCCCTAAGCTTTCGCAGGTCTTTAGTCTCACTCTTACCCTTACTCTCGTTCGTGTAATCATCACCAAATAACTCCTTGAAGTCGATCGTCATCTGTTCTTGACCAAACCACTCCAGGCTCTTCAACTTAGCTAGACGTGTTGCCAGCCCGTCGTCACCGTAGGAAGTGGTCTCAAACAGCCGGTCAGGACCGACGAAAAGCTTATTGACGAGGCCTTGTGTGAATTCGGCTTCGTTGAATTTGCAATACCGCTCGGTAATGGCCATGCGGGTCTTCATGAGGCCCACAATGCTGTTGAGGATGACTGTGATGATGTTCCCTGATGGATTGGAACCAAACCACTCAATAACTTTGTCTCCCACCACATGGAGGCTGTAACATAGCTCCTCAATGATGACCCTGCGCACGACGCGACTAGTATGGTCATCACTTGGATAAAACTTGTCCAGCAAATCACCGAATTTTTGTATGAACGCTACAACCATCTTCTTATCGAATCCACTGTAATCCCCAGCCACAGTTGACTCCAGGGAACCGTCCTTAGTTTCGCCATGCAAGCTAGCTAAGTGCCCCCACTCTTGCGAGTAGGGATTAGTCCCAACAGCCACACCATTATCCAGACGACCACGCGTTACAAAATGGATGAAACCCATAGTGTACTTGCGCATAATCATGGAAAAGGCCACATTACTAGCTGAGATGAGCCTTGTCTTACCGGCCTTGACGCGATCCACAGGGCGCCTTTCATCCTTAAGAAACGACATGCAAACATTAAACGGCCTCTTCCCTTCCTTCATCTGTGATTCCATGTACTCAACCTCCTCAATTAATTCTTTATAAGCAGCTGAACCAAAATCATACTCCTCACCCTTACCAAAGAAATCCTTCTTTCCGCCCGTATGGTCCAGGCAGTAGGGATAGCCGGCACTCGTCTTTCGGGGGATGGAGTTGATAACAGGCCAGCCAGGTCCCGGCTGAACGACCTCCTCCCACGTTGGAAGCTCGCGCTCAAAAGCCAAGGGCTCGCAGGCATTGACCATGGATTGCCAAATGCTATTGACAACCTTG